GATCGGCATACTGACTACGTAGTACGGGATCTGCTACGATCTCTCTTGCTGTGCTTTGGATAGACGGAACGAAGGTAAGACCTCTCTGTTGTGCAATCAAACTCGCCTCATCTTCCATCAAAGGAACACGGGTTGTTACTTGCTCAATATCTTTGCCACCCTCATTAATCATTTTTATGTCTACGTTAACAGGGCTAACCTTGCTGAATGTAGCGTCTAATTCACGATTCAAATTTACACGAGGCATAAACTGATTAGAGGTGATTAAACCACTCTCGGGGTCTACACCTGTCATTCCCTTTGCTTTTGCCTTTTCAAGCATCTCTGTATAGGTCTGAGACCCATTCATTAGCTCACGTAAACCTTGTTGCTCACGAGTCTTGTAGTTGCCTAACATCTCGTAATTCTTCTCAAAGTTTTTATACTGCTCGCTCAATCCAGAAAGGTGAGCAATTTGATTTCTGTAATCATTGGTGATATCAACAGCCTTATTTCTCCAGTTTACCTCTCCGCTACTCTTAGCTTTGATCAACTCGTTAATTGCTGATGATGTCATATTTGCAATAGGTTCCTTAAGCAAGCGATGTAAATCTTTTGAGTTTACACTTACATCCTTCTGTAAACGAGCCAATAAATCCTCATCCTCAGCAGCCCTTTTCATGGCAGCTTGTTGCGCCACTACTTTCTGTTGTTGCTGACGAGCAAAGACTTGTGCCGGGGCTTGTAGTTGAGCCTGAAGTCCTAAACCTAATCCTACATCTATATTACCTGCCATTATTTTTTAAGTAAATATGATTTTGGGTTATACCCAGCATTAAAATCAACAGGGGTATATGGCTTGTTATATGTTTGATTTATTACTGAAGTGCTTGGAGAAAAACCATATGGATTTGGTAGAGCACCTGGTGCACTATAAGTAGGAGAATAAGCCATACCCTCAGACATTGTTGTTCCAAATGGAGTTCCCATATTAAAATAGTCTTCTTGAGTCATGGGGTACTGTCCCTTATTATAAGGAGTCATACTTGCTCCACTATTTACCATCATTGATTCGGTCTCAGCAGTTCCTGCTCCAGCACCTTTTGCAGCACCACCCAGATAATCAAAGGCGCCATAAGTCAAAGCATTACCCATTCCCTGTAATCCAGAACGTAAGGCACCACCTAAGGCTTGCTCTTGTTGACTTCTTCTTTGCATATCATACTGAGTCTGCAAATTCATTTGGCCTTGCAATGCTCCCTGAGCACCTGCTAGAGCAGATTGATTTGCCCTTCTTTCTTGTGCTTGCATTTGACCCATACGAGTCGCCAAGTTAATATTTTGCAATTGACCGATTCTGCCGATCGCATTACTTAATTGTCCACCACTTAACTCCGTGGCTTGACGATATCCTCCAGCATTTTGAGATGCCTGTGTTTGTTGCATTGCTGCTATCTCGGCAGAAGGTAAACCTTGAGCCAATCTCTGTTTGTACATAGAGACATTGGCTTGGGTAGGAGACAAATCATACTTAGGTAGCGGTTGTTTATTCAACTGATTCAATTTCGACAAGGCAACCCCTGTTTCAATGGCACCTAGTGCAAGTTGTGGAACGAATGGTAAGAAGGCCATATTACAAATTTAGTTTATTTTCACTGATTATACAAACGAGCCATAGGTCTGAACTTTACTATAAAATTTATTAATTTTTGCTTCCCACTGCTCGCCTCAAAGGTCATCTTCACTTTCAACCACTTCCCCCACAAGCGAGAAGTATCTCCATTGTTGAGTCCGGTTGAAGTTGAATCATTTTTTACATTGGAATACCATATGTCCTCCCTCTTTTCAAAATCTGTCTCATCCAAATAAGAAACATGATCTGTGGTTGTTAAGTAAACGTCAAAGGGTTGTGTATCCGTTACAAATTGTAACGCTTCGAAATTCTTACTTACATTCGGGTCATAGTTCATTACGCCTGTTAGCGATGGTGTTGCGTATGCTCCATAGTAGGTTGATTCTGAGCCCCGATCATGAAGGTATAGTGCCTTAGGTAAAGCTGGGTTCGGAGAGAAGAAGGTATTCTTATACGGTAGATAAATATTCGGGTAGTAAGAGTGGAATGCCACAAAGCCATTCTTAATCTCATCGTAAACTACAGTGAACTGCTTATTAGATGCGCCATCATTGTACTTAAAAGTAAAGATTGCTTCTGCGTACTTATCATTCCATACACCCTGTACTCCTAAGCCTGTTAGTGGGTAATCCTGATTACTAACATACTTACCATTATTTGTTAAGTAGGAGATCATCCCCTTATCAGAAATAACACGTGTGCCATCTTGACCAAAACGAACAAACTTCTGCAACTTATCATTATACCAGTAAAAGGTTTCCTTGCCTGTAGGAGTCTTGCCTTTGACATGGCTCCACTTCTTTGACATACCGATTGTAGTTAATTCTTGACCACGAGAGCCTAAGATAGAACCGCTGCCTACAACGACATCTGTTCCCTCCTGTGCTCCGATTAAAGAAGCATCACGGAAGTATTGTCTCTGTACGCTATAGGGCTGCCAAGTGTAGAAGTTATTATCTACTATTTCGTGGTGTATAATTGCACCTAGAGTTAAATCAAGATCTGCAAAGTCCAATGGTTTAAATACACGATAGTTATCTTTCTGAGACCCAACCACTTTCTTGGCTGACCAAGCGATACGGGTTGGCAAAGAACCATCGTATATAGAATTTGCGTTATAGCCCGTCTCTAAAATTGTATTGTCTTCATAATTATAAGACTTGCTATAATTATATTGATTGCTTCTATTTAAAGATTGCTCCATAACCGCAACTAAGCCAGCTCCTATATCTGTTTGGCCATATGCTATATTAGTAGGTATAGTCGGACCAACAAAACTACCACTTGCTGCACTTGCCGGAAGATACTGAGGAAATAAATACCCTGCTCCTGTTGGGCTCCCGTCATCATCTACTGTATACATCATCTGAGAATTAGTTACGTTCTGAGAATAAAAACTTATTATAGAGCCCCATTCCTTACTAGTATCAGATCCCCAACGTAATTGATAATGCGTCTTTTGATTAAATACATCTCCTCCGCCTACAGAAATATTATTTATTATCCCTGTCTGACCCTTTGTCAAATTATAAAAATGACCAATACTTTGATACTGAGTCAATTCTTTATTTGCGGGATATTTTTTATTAGCCTTTAAATCTCTAAATACTTGCCCATAATAAATACCAGTATCTTCAGAATATAAACCCGAAAAGTTTGGTGTTACAGTATTTCTGAGTTTTGTAGATAATTTAAATACTTGACAGTTATCATTATATGTTTGCTTATCTCTTCCTACGTTTTGAGCACCATTAAATAAACCGGTTGTTGTAGCAAATATTTTCTTTTCGCCAACTAACTCAGATGTATGATCATTCAACAGAATACTTGTTCCGCTTTGTGCGATTTTTAAATAAGGAGTTGCGGCAGAAACAAAATGACCAGCATATTCGATGAAAGAAGATGTACTTCTTCCGCCAGAAACACGAGCGACATTTAGATTTGTTTTTGGTACTCCTAGAATCCTTAACTCATCACTAGCTACAAAACTATAGTTGAATTGACTTAACTTTTCATCTACAGAATAAAAATATAAAAATTCTGATTTATCTACATCTGCTATACTGACATTATCTGAAGTTTTATAATTTGGAAAATTTTCTAATGTGCTAGTGACAACATTGAATTGTCTAAAATATGGATACACATGATTAATTGGCTCGACAACTAAATTACATCCAGGAATAAAATATCCAGTTGATAAAACTTCTGGAATTCTCTCTGCCCTTACGAAACGGAAAGAGGAAATTAAATCTCTTAAGTAAGATCCGCCAATAGCATAATTTAAATTAACATTGCTGAAATTAACATAGTATGTATTTACAAGAGTTGTAGTTACATCCGTTAAATTAGAATCTAAATTATTTGCAGTCCTCCTCCATGTCAGAGGAGTTGCTGGGTTGTCTGTTACGTTATAAGACAGCGTATCAAAACGAATATCATCCACCCAATAAGGAGAACTCCACTTGCCAGTATTTTTCCATTGCACTTGAACACCAAAACGATAAGTATCATTCATCATGTAAGATGTAGAGTTCAATGTATTAAGAGGATCTATATATTCTCCGTAGTTATACTGTAAATCACTTTTTCTTAAATCAATATCATTAAGTACTCCTAAGCCTGTAATCTGTTTTGTTTCTAAGGAGTGTTTTATGCTCTGAGCCCAAGTGTTAAGGTCGTAATCAATTTGCTCTGTTAAATTACTGATGGTCATTCTATTATCGAATACCTTCATTGTTTGAGCAGCAAGGTACTTTGATGTAATAGCAAGCAACTCATTATTGCTTAGTAGAATATTATCTTGCCCTATATTGGTATGCTTAACATTTAATTCGAAAGCATCTGCTTGTAAATCAAAACGTTGAACAATATTAGTTGTAAATGAATCATCTACATATTCAATTGCAATCAATTCGAAGTATTTATAAATACCAGGGGTGATATTCTTAATAGTTAAATTAACAGATTTATTTGTAAGTGTCCCTGCCTCATCTCCCTTTATCTTATAAGGTTTATTTGTTAAAGCAGAATAAATATTTAATGGGTTTGTGGGGTAAAGAAAATCTGTAGCTACAAAATCTTGGGTTAAGAAACGACCTGTGTATCTCTTATTACCGGCAGTTATATTTCCTCCTCCTTCTACAACTTGAATATTGTCAAAGTAGGCAGAGGGAATCTTATAGAAGAAAGAACTTTCCTCATCAATAGTTTCCAAGTCGTAACGACCACCTGCTGCAACTAAGAAAGCATCGGGGGTTGCGAATAGACTAGATGTCAAGTACATGGCACGAGGCTTTGCATTTCCATCGGTCCAGTAGAAATCAACTACTCCTCCATTCTGCTCAAGCGATGCTTCTATTCTCCTATCTGTTGAGAAACCTAAATTCTTACTACGTACTAAACGATTGTATGTAAAGGTGACTCCATTGTCTGTGCTATAAACTACACCTACCTCACTCAATAGAGAGATGATTCCAGAACTCTTTGTAACTGAGGCGAGGAATACAAATAATTTCTCATCTAATTGCTGAGACCCAACCACTTTAAAAGTTTGATCGGCTGCCGCTGGAACCCACTCACGAGTTACATAAATAGTGGCCGCATTGCTTACTGTGTTCTCAACCCATAAAGTATAGTCAACTGTATTACCAGTGAACTCCATATCGAAGTAGCCGGCATAAACAACTCCACCTATCGTCTTAGTTGGTGTAAAGGCAAAAGCTCCAACAGTCGTGTATCCAACCAATCCATCGATTGTTGTGTAGACTGTATTTGCAAAAGTAGCAAGCGAGGCAATGAAAGTAGCTGTATTAGAAGCAGTTCCAATAAAGGCAGAACCATCTTCTTGTAATTTCCACGTAAAGTTTACACTTCCGACAGCGGTATCGTAAAAATCAGTAAGGTCTAAGAAGATACGAAACTTCTTATTTGCAGCAGTGTAATCAGGGAACTGTAACATACTCGTATTCCCCACGACAGACATAACCCCTCCGAAGGTATTTCCATCGGTCTGGCGATGCCTTACATCGTTTGCATCAACGTAGTTTCCCTGGCTCACGTAAGCCAAGTCGGTATCCTTATCCATGATACCCGATGGAGTGACTCTTACGACTGCCATTATACGTTAGCTAGTTTTTGTGTTTGATATTCCCTTTGGTAGTTCTGCATAATTGCAACACCAAAGTCCTTGATGTATCTGCGAGTATATTTCCAACCGATGTAAGCAACTAACATACGCTCCCAATCATTGGGAATTACAATCTCGCCATCCTCATTTGTATTCAACCCCACATAGTGGAAATCAAATATGGTACCATCTACGATCCCTAAGGCACTATCAAAGACAATTGTATTGTCCTGTACACAGTAATCGATATCGGGGCACAGAGGGGCTCCTGTACTGCATAAGTATAGGGCTTTGATACGTACCCAAGTTTCAGGCAGACTTGTCTTATTGTCGTAGGCCTTTAAGTGAGCATGCCATGATTTAAATTTCGCAGTTGTTTTGTGAGACCGAATGGCTTGGTTGATTAAAACCTCAAACCATAAGGCATTATTCTCATAGGAAGTATTAAGTTCCTCTGTAGCTGCGGCAATAACATCTTCTTTCTTCATCGTGGTATTTCAGTTTTAGAACCTGGTTTTCCAGCTGCTGTTGCAGTCTTACGCAACATATCCATTGTAATCATTTCTACGATATCCTTCTTTAAAGACTCGTCAACTGGGTAGTGATCCAACTCCTTATCAAAGTTTGGAATAGTTGTTGGATTATTAAACATCGCCCGGACCATAATGTAAGTCAAACGCTTGGCATTATAGAACTGCAATACATTATTTCCTTGAGTCAGGTGTTTGTAATCCCACATGATCTCTGTCTTATTTTTAAATACAGAGTGCTGTGTAAGCGTGGTGAAACCCTTTCTGATACGAATAAAAGGCTTTACTCCATTGGCGTGACCAACATAAATAAAACCATCGTTCTGACCATCTAGAGCTATTACATTGGGGCACTCGAAGGTGCGTACATCGCAATCATTATCGACATCCTCAAAACGGATATCCAAAGTCTGAACCCAGGCATCATTAATAAATTTGCCAGTCTTCATCATGTAATTCATGATAATTGTGGCACGGGCGGCATGGATTTTAAATTCTATGTATTCATCGTCAAAACGAGTCTCATTATAGGTCATACCACCTAATAAATCACTCTTGATCTCATCTACGATTTGTTTTAAGTATATCATGGGTTATCTACAATATCTTGCATTCCACTTTGTTTGGTATTATAATCCTTAGTCTGAGCCCCAAAGATAACCACACATTCATCCATCAAACGGTAAAGGAACTTATTCGAGTAGTATATATTTAACTCGATTACTGTATTTGTTACATCGATTACTTGAGGAGGAGTACGCACGTAATCTACAAGGAATGTAGTTGGTGATGGGGTTACAGTCAAAGCCTTTGGTATAGCACCCGTATTTGAGAATTCAAAACGAGGAGTAACGATATTGGCTTGGTGGAACGCTCCATTCTTTCTGTCTGAGGACATTTGAAATACGTCTCTGCTGTAGAACCAAGTATAGGTACCGGTAGCTGTTGCAAATACGCCTGCTGAGGTCTTGGCTTGGAATGTATCTCCACTAACCTTACTAACAATGTACGTAGTTCCTCCCAATTTGATTGTGGAACCTTTACGTAGTTTGTGGTCTATAGAAGTTAAAGTAGTCTGATTGGCTGCTGATACAACTAGAGGGAACTCGTAGTTCGCCAATAGACGTAGTATGTGAGCATAGTTTGGTATCTCGTCTGCCGCACCTGTACTACCATTGTTTATCTTGGCTACACCCGCAACAGGAGTGACCAATTTATTCTTGATAATTAAGGCATTCATCTCGTCTGCCTCTCTCTCGAAAGAAAGAGTAAACCAGAACTTATCGAGCATACGAACCATGCCCTCTGAAATAAGCGAGTTTGCCTTTGTATTATCTAAGTAAGCCGAATAGGTCTTATCTATTTTTTGTTGCAAGTAAGACCAGAACTGTGCACCTGTCATTTATATCAAAGATACAAAAAAAGGAACAAAGAAAAAAGGGCAGCCGTAGCCACCCAATCTTCATGGAAATATAAATCTATTTTTTAATCAGCCTTTCTGCCGACTTTTCTCTTTTCACCGATAACAGATACGGGAATTAAGTTCTTAATTTCTTCAGGTAAATCCAAGATTTCCTTCTCTTTGAACTTAGTAACTTCTTCCTGATCCAATTTATCTACTTCTGGTTTGATGTAGTTCTCGAATAAGTCTGAGTCTGCACACACCAAGGCGATTACAGAATCGATAGATGTTCCTGCGTTTCGGCCTCCGATCTTGTACACGCTCTGATCACGAGTTACAATGCCATACTTAATTGCCTTATTGGCATAAATAGAAGCAATTTTCTCTAGACCTTGGATACTCACGTGTCTCTTAACATCTGCTTTCTTAGCAACACCCAATCCGTTCAAGTTCAATCCCACAAGGGCTAAGTAGAGTTCCATAGGTTCCATATCTCTTGGGTCTCCGCCAATTGCGAACATTAAGTTGTACTGCTCCTGGTAAGACATTTGTGATACGATAACAACTACTTCCAATCTCTTTTTCAACTCATCGTAGTCAACCTTAGTTTTCTCCTGTTTGATTACTAAGTGGAACTGCTCTGCAATCATATTTGGATTGCTGTGTCCCTCTGTTTTGATCAAGGGGTGGTTCTTCCAGAAATCAAGTACAGCCATCTCTGCGAACTGTTCGGAATCAAAGGTGAACTCGTAAGGGAAGGCTTCCTCAAAAGTGTGTTGAAATACACGGTCACTTTCCAAGAGGGCGGTAACAACTTTTTTACCTGAGGCCAAAAGGAAAAGTTCCTTGTCTGTTTTATTGTCACGGTATGAACCGACAATAGTGATGTTACCTCTTTTTCTTTGAGGTACGATTAATGCTTTAGTTCTCATATTAATTTTTACAAATATAAATTATTTTACTCTTTTAAACAAAAAAATAGAGGGAGAAATAAATCCCCCTCTACTTTATAGAAGTGACGATTAGGTCAATACATCGAAGTAGTTAGCAGCAGTGCTAGTTCCGTTCAAGATACCACTCAAAGCAGTGATATAAGAACCAGAAGAAGTACCGGCTGTAGAACCGATGTACAAGGTAATAGTGTCAGAACGCTCGCTTACGCAATCAACATCGCCATCTGGCTTGAAGGTTTTATAAGTCAAAACGTAAAGAGTGTAAACAGAACCAGTTACGGCCTCAGGAATACCAGCAGCAAGCAAGTCAGCACCAGCACCGATTGCCTTAACACCAGCAGTGGTGTTGGTCAAAGCGATGTTTGCACCTTGGTCCTGAATTTCAGCACCGATGATTGCAGGGTTAGCAGTGGTTGCAGTAATAACTACAGTTCCAGTTGTGTTTACCGCAGTAGCTTCGAAAGGCAAGTTGTTTACCATCAAAGCAAGTGCATCACCCACAGTAGTAGCAGTATCACCAGTTTTGATAGTGTACTGAATCAAGGCGTTGTAGGTATCAGGTAAGTTATTGTTCAAAGCACTGATGTCTTGAGACAAGCTGAAACTCAAAGAGTTACCGGCAGTCAAAGTACCAGATACAACAACAGTTACTACACCAGCTGTAGCGGCAGCACCAGTAGCCAATTTAGCTTTCTTAATGGCGTTGTATTCCAAGGTAACTGTTTTAGTAGTACCCAAGTTAGAATCGTAAACACCAGGAAGAGAGATAATTCCATTAGCCAAGGAAGGATCAGTAGTGCTCCAAGCACTACGAACGAGATTATATAAGTTTGCCATTTTTTTAAAAATTAATTAAGCAGCGAATTCAATCAGACCCATACGGTCAGCAATACAATACAATCCACAGTCAGAAAGGATATGGAAGTCAACACCATCAACGTCACCAGTACCCAAAGAGGCAATAGTAGAACTACCCAAGGTAGCCTTAACAGTTGAAGCATCGCTGCTCTCCAAACCAATCATACCAGGTACGTAGTTTGCGATCAATTCGTCATTGTTGAAGTGATACTTCTGCAAGGCAGAGATAGTTCCAGAACCATCAGCAGCAGGTACAGAAGTCATGTCTACGAAGTAGATGCTATTAGACATACGAGGCTTACCATTGATGCTAGACAATTCACTACGGAACATCTCGTCATCCAATAAGGCCCAACGTACGAATTCAATCTCCAAACCAGCGTAAGCATACTTCATTACGTTCAAACCAGTTACTGAAGTTCCACCGAAGGTGTTAGCAGTACCAGCGAATTTAATGTAGTCACCCAAGATAGTTTGCAAACGAGCCATAGCGGCAGATCCCATCAAACCAACTAGTTTACGTCCACCCTCAGCAGATACACGAACCATTTGCTCCAAGAAATCGTTGAAAACAGTTTGAGTCAACTCAGAAGTCAAAGACAAGTAAGAACCACCATTGTTGATGATTGACCAACGCAAACCACCTGTAGTGTAATACTCACCGAAAGGACCAGTTTTGATCTGTCTTTCAGAGAAAGCATACTTGTACTCCAACTGCTTAGCGAATGCTTTCAAAGTTAGATCATCATAAGATCTCCACCAGAAATCACCATTCCACTTAACGAAAGAACCGATACGATCCCTACGAGATTGGTGGCTACTTTCACGTGTAACTGAGGTCAAAGCGAAATCAGTATCAGGAGTGTAGTTCAATGTAGTCTTACCGAAAGAAGAACGGTTAGGAGAAGCATCGAAGAAACGTTTAGCGTTGTGGTTAACAGCGAAGTTACCAGATACCCAAGCAGAAGTGCTTACGGGAGCCAAGGTGATTGTATTTGCACCGTAGTTAACATCAGTAACCAAACCTTGAACCATAGAAGCATCAGCAACGATGTCACCGATACGGAACTTAGATACATCAGTCAAACCAACTACACCAGTAGTGGTATTGATAGCTACGTTAACTTTAGAGAATACACCCAAGTTACCCAAAGAAGAAATCTCGATCTTAGATTGTGGGCTAGAGATAGAAGAAGACAATTTAGAAGTAAGCTGAGTCAAAACGTTATACCCATAATCTTGAGCATAAACCATTGCCATTTTATTTGGCAATGAAAGTCCCTTAAGCAATAAAGATTGACTTAAAGGGAGATTTGAAATAGTTGACATTTTTTGTGTTTTTTATTTTTTGTGGTTATCCCCATTAACCCGGGAAGTAGGTATTAAAAGCCTCTTGTGCGGCCTCAAGTCCAGATCCAACGCTACGTCCACCTGCTGTATTGTTCTTACTAGGATTACTCACTTCACGAATAATCTGTTCTTTACCTTCATTACGGGCTTTAGTTACATTGGCTTTTACTAAGTCTTTTCCATGTTTTAACCATAGAGCGACAGAGTAAACTTTTTCAATATCGAATGAGCCATCTTTTCTCTGCAATGAGAACTCCTCATTTATGAACTTCTTCAGATCCTTAGACATTTCGTCTGTAATCTTCAAGCCATAAACTTCCTTGTTCACAATCTGCGAAGAGAATTGATCTAACTCGGCATTGTATTTATCAGCAATAGCTTTTTGCGCCTCACTGTTTTGTTGATTAGAAGAGACTAACTGTTTCAGTTTTTGCTCATTCTTTTCTGCAAAACGGCCTCGGAACGTTTCAGCCCATTGTTTCTTTTGTAAAATAGATGCATTCTCGTAGTCATAAGTTGCCTGCTCAATCTCCTCTTCTGTTAAATTCATGAATTCTTTCAGACCTTCCTTCATTACCTTGGCATCATCCCAACTAGTCAAATCATCTACATTATACTCTTTTACGAAATCGGCTAATGTTTTTCCACTCTTCTTGTATTCCAAGATTAGCTTCATATCATCATCGAAATCTACAAATTCTTTTTTCTCCTCTACCTTAACTGACTCTGTAGTATTTACAGTTTCATCCTTGTCCCACCACTCCTTCTCTGCTGCCGCAGGTTCGGGGTTAATTACGGTGTTACTTTCGGTGTTAGGTTCGGGGTTAATTTCTGGGGCCGGTTCTGGTGCGATTTCCGCAGGCACCTCAGCAGGAACAACCGTCTGAGCTTTTAACTCATCCGCAATCTCTTTCAAGTATTCTTCTGACATATTATTTCAAATTTACTTATTATTTATTACAAATACAAATTATTGCTGAAGCATAGCCTCTTCGACCATTGCATCAGGGGCAACCTTAGAAGCTACATCCAATTCTTTTCTGTAATTAGATCCCTGCTCCTTCATTCCTATTTGTTGTTGTTGTGCAGCCATCTGTTGTTCTTGTTGGGCCTGTTGCATCATCTGCATCATGGCTTGTTGCTTCTCTTGATCTCTTTGTTTTCTATTCAGACTGTACTCCAGCTCATTGATTAAGTCTGTGTAAGAATTCGCCTTCTCGATTTTAATGTAGTCGAGCATATCGATCATTTGGTTTTGCATAGCCGCTTGAGCCAATCCAAGTAAACGCTCTCTTGACTGCTCATCGATATAATCTTTAACCTTCAAGTACACACCCAACTCTTGGAATTGGAAGTCCTCGGTCAACTTTAAGTACTGCTTACCGCTTGTGCCAACTACAGGAATCTCTTCCTCACTCTCATCAATTAAGGATACCTTAAATTGATTTAAAGCAAAGGACAATTGCTTCTCCACAAATTGGATAAAGCCCTGATAGAGATAAGTTGTTCCCAAGTTTGATTGAGCGATTGTACCGGCTTGTGTTTTAGCACCTACGTATCCAGCCTGCTGACCTAGGGCAACCTTTGGAATATTTACAATCTCTTCCATCAATCTCTCTTCCTCTCTGCGCAAATTAATTAATAATTGCACATTGGGGTCTAGAGTCATATCCACCACTTCAACCAAACGAGCGTCTTGACCGGCAACAAAGTCCTCGCCTGTTGCAGAGCCATCTGTGATGTGGATACCAATTCTTTCAAAATCAGAGATGACATCACGGGCTGTAGAGGTACCTAATTTCTGTTTATTGATTAGATACACTTTTCCTTTCGCCCTATTCATCATCTTAGTAATCTCATTGGTGATGTAATCGATACGATCTTGGTGCTGATGAAGACGAGCTACAACAGAACGATTCTCGCCCATAACCATATTAGGAATAAATACTTTTAATGGCAACTCAACATCTCCTGGGTTATCAGTCTTACGAACGATATTGGTCATCTCCTCTGCATCAACGATGTATCGGTTTCCAATTAGTGTTCCTCTGTAAACTGTCTTAGTCCAGTACTGCCCCTTTCTTTGATTGCGAATCTTGCTATAGTGGGTATTGCCGAATTTATCTTTTGATTTCTCGTAGCCCATATCCTTCATACCTACCCAATACCCAGTCACACAGGCTAGGGTTGGAAGATTATTGATATTGAAGGCCCAATTGGTTGCATACGGGTGAGTTGTTAATTCAAGCAATTGATATAAATTATTTGAAGTTATCTTCTTCAACTCATCGATCTCCTGAAAAGTCAAAGAGTCTTGGTATCTCTCGATAACATCACTTACGTTCAACCAGTCCACCTTACCTACGAAACGGGCATCAGAGTTGAAATCATCATCCTTCGCCCTATCAACTATTAAGTTGTGGGGTAAGATAGTTTCAAAGTATTGTTTTCCATTCTCTACTCTATTCTCGATTCCTACGTATCCTCCTAGTAAGGTATAAAGGAAGGCTTGTTTGTATTTCTCTTGAAAAGAATTACGATTTAAAATATCTTCTGCCATGCGTAGAGCTAAGACCTCAGCTTGCTCTTTATAGTCGTACTCCATCCATCTGTGCACGTCCTCGCTTACTTCAAAGTTCTGAGGCCCAGCGGGATTAAATTCTACCCCGGCTTGCTCCATTGCTTGGAAGAAATCAGGCACCTCGAATTTCAATAACATCTTTTCGAGTAACTCAGTCTTCTTATTGACTGCCGTCTTGCTATTATTTATCACAGATGGCTCGATGTTCTGAATCATCTTGATCGCATTACCCACCATGTAGTCAACCAAGGAGGTAACTTTTTGTCCATTGATCCATACCGTTGGTAAATCGCAATCGTTCTGGTCTTGGGTGGTGTAATAGTAATCCTTATTATATTGGCGCCCTAAGTAGTAGGTGAACATTCTCACCACCTCATCGATAGGGTTTTCTAAATCGTTTGTCTTTCTAACTCGAGAAATTCTATCGTATCTCTTGTTGAAGTGAGACATGATGAATTGAATATTCTTCTTAAACCAGATTTTGTCTTTTGCGCTTTCCGCTACAAATTGGTTAGGTTGATCCGTTATAGTGAATGCCATTTATTACAAATTTATGCAATTTTACTTGGATTTCACAATTTTATTCTTATTATACTCCTCGATCAATTTTGGTTTTGTCTTTAATATTTGTTGGAACAAGGATTGAGATAAGTCCCACTCTAGCATCTTCTTAGAGGGTCCGATGATTATTTCTTTGAATACAGTCTCGGGGTATCTCTTAATCATCTCGGCTACAGTTATCTTATAGTCTGGCTCATTCCAACAATGTTTAGGTTGGTAGTAATTATCTCTGAGACCCAATACAAGATGTTCCACTTTTGCTATCTGCTTGATTTTCATATAGTTAATTTTTCTATTCTTTTTTAAACATAGGGGACCTAACATTATGGCTGAAGAGGACCAAAAGAGAGCTACTTATCTAGAGAAAGGAGGGAAGATAAATAACAATAACCTCAACAACTATAATTAAGTTCCGAAAACAACTGGCGTAAATGGCACTTCGCTTATGGTCAGTATTCCTACCTTCTGTATGATGCCTTACCAACTCGTCATCTTGTTTTTCTTTCACTTCAGCCCCAGGGTGCTAGTTCGAGCATAGCCTGGCTTTTTGAGTTGGTATCCACTTACACCGTTACCTACAAGTATCAATTATTATACTCCCTTTTGTCTAGCGGTTAGGAGATTAGAACCGGATTGAGGAACTTGTAAGAACCGTACCGGGAAGTACTTAAAAAAATAAAGGGCTCCCCGGTTGTCCGCTAGTTGTAACACCAGCCCGAGAAACCCAAAAAAAGGTCTTTTAAGATGATGTTACTAATAGCGGACAGGTACAAAGTAAATACATTTATTCCTCAAAATCAAGTATATAATGCCTAGGAACCAATTTTTTTATATAAAATTCGATAAATTCATGCCCCTTGGCTACAATTTGCTTCTCAACGATGAGGCGAAAGATGTATTTATCATTGAAATCATACTTCTTCTGCAAGATATCGACAAAGGGTTTTACCACATTATCGACATCGCTCGCCATATTGGCTAGACCAACCACCATAGAAACTTCCAAGGGTTCTGCAATCCACTTTAATTTATATGCCGGCAGTTTAAGTAAGACCTCCTTCTCGTATTCTTTATACAAGGGGGATTTAAACTTACGTCCTTGCCATGCCTGATTAACCGATAAGGGTTTTACCTGGACTCTATTTGAAAAGAGCAGGATACTGCGCTTTGATTGTTCCTTCATGTGCTGCTAAATCTGTGTAAAGTAATAATTCTGATGGCATACCAAAGTAAGCGGCTACCCATAAGATGCATTTAAAATTTGTTAGGCGACCTTCTGTGAATGTATGGAGCAAGGTACTATCTGTTCTGACCCCCATATAATCGGTCAAATTATCTAATGTGATATAGCTCTTATGGATTCGATTCAAGAAACGAATATTGGCTAAGAACCTCTCGCTAATCTCCCTTTCTTGTTTGTCAACTAGAGCAGAGTAGTACTTATGTCGCAGTTTAGCGAGCATATGTTCCTCTACATAGGGGCTCAGACCCTTTTTCTTAATATTAACCCGCTCCTGTTCAAACTCATCTACGGTCATATCTGTATAGAAGAGGTAAAGTGCTCCATATACTTCTCATTCTCTTGAATGCATTTCATCACCTCACGCATGACGATGATTAATTTCTGCTGATCAATAAGAGATTTACCGTTAAGGATATTGTACACATCGTACTTCTCAATTCCAAAGGGGGAGGTACGCTCAACTATACGAGCCATATCCCCTCTACGCAATTTGCCCTTGAGCTCTAGTATTTTATTTTTTAATTCTGTATTCATAATAATATACAATTTTAATATTTTTTTTTGGTATTTCCAAATTTCGTTGTATATTCGCTCCACAATAGTTATGGCTTTAAAAGAAAAAACAACCCCAGTAGTGTATCTTACCATCAGAGAAGGTAAGATTGCAAAGAAAGAAGGAGACAGTTATGTCTTATTTGACTCAGTAGAAGGTTACATCCGTGGAATCAGTACAAGAGACCACAAGTATGGAACAGATTTGTGCATCACTTTAGAAGATGACCAGATGTATCAATTGCAAATTAAAATGAAGGGTGAGGAACCTACAAGCAAGCAGACAGCTTACTTTATTGCATTTGCACATTGTTGCCCAGCAATCGATCCACACCAAAGAGTAGAGTTCATTCCAAATTTGAAAATCGTGGACGACAAAAAGAGATCCGCCTTATTCTTGAAACAGAATGGAGAGACTATGAAGTGGGCTTACAAAGTAGGTCAAGATGGAGTCCCTGCTCCAGAAGAATTGAAAAATAAAAAGGGGGAAGTAATCTCTACAGATTGGTCAGAGGTTGAGGCTTACAGAGTTGATCAGGTTAACTTATTCAGCAAGAATTTAGCTCCGGCCGTACCCCGTGATATCGTTAAAGAGTATGGAGTAAATCCACACGCTGAGTCGATTAACGATGATGATTCAATTTCGGACTTGCCCTGGTAATGTCAAGAGGCATAAATAATATGGCTTTAGCTAGTAAGATAGGAAAAACGATTGAACCTGCTCATATGAAACATTATGGGCAGGAACAGCGGTCTATAATTCGGCAGTCTTCGTTAAAAAGTGCCGTAAATATAATCTCCAGTATTTCTCTAGAAGGTAAGAGTCTAGACGAGGTTAAGGAGATGACGTTTCACCTTGCACAGCAATTCGAGGAATGGGTCTTGAGATAGTCCAAATCAATAAGGACAAAAGCTACGATGAATGGATTCAGTTCCGTACACGTGGTCTTGGGGCCTCAGAGATTGGTACCTTGATGGGTGTTAACTCTTGGAAAAGTCCTGCGGAGTTGTACTACCAGAAGATTGGTTTGATCCCTCAGAAGGTGGAGCCAAATATTCCTATGTTTATGGGAACCATTTTGGAAAAGACTGTTGCTGAGATATTTGAGTATTGGGATGGCGATGATGCATCTATGTTGAAAAACTACGAAAGTCAGACTAAAGTCAGGACTTTGTACGAGCCAGTTGGGTATGTTGTAAACCCAGAGTATCCTCATCTATTCTTCTCGCCAGACCGCTTACAAATCAAAACAAAAAACTTAAGAATAAGAGATGGTAGAATTAACTTGGAAAATGTGGAAGCTATTATTGAAATTAAGACGATTAGTGGATGGAGTAGCAAGCAATGGGAGGGCGGTATTCCACCGTCTTACTACTTGCAATTGCAAACCTACCTAATGGGTCTCGGAATTGATACAGGCTACATGGTTGCTCTCGAAGACGGACGAAATCTAAAGGTCCATAAGTTTGAGAGGGATCAGGAAATGATCGATATGATTGGCAATGTAAGCCGTGACTTCTGGTCACGTGTTGAGGCCGGTCGCTTAGCTTTAGAGCTAGGAGAGGACTACGAGCAGTACGCACCCCCTCCAGATGGCACAGAGGCCTACTCTGAGTTCTTGACTGAGAAGTATAAGAACCCCGAGGAGAACACGATTGTGAGTACGCCAGAGATCGATGAGTTCGTATTACAATACAAGGTAAAGAATACGGAGATAAGTCTTTTGGAAGACGAGAAAAGGGAGGCAGCCAATTTCATTAAGAATTATATGGGCAACAATACCACTATCTTATCGGAAGAGGGTAAGGTAACATGGAGGCCGAATGCAAAAGGTGTGAGGATTTTCAGAGTTGGATGAGGAAAACAAAGGATATCGAATGGTACAAGGCCGCATGGGAGTCACGTCCACATATCTGCCAGGAATGTGGAGTGCATCTACCAGTCTTCTCCAGGATGTTCGTCTCGCATATAATTACCAAAGGAAGTTATCCGAGTCTGAGGAATCATCCCGAAAACTTTATGATTTATTGTTCGCAATGTCATCAATTATGGGAATTTGGGAAGAGGACGGAGATGAAGACATATTCGGAAGCGATGGAGATTGCTAATAGATTAAAAAGAGAATATCATGAAAAACAAAAGCCCTAAGATAGACGGTAAGCAGTACTTGCGATATATGAAGACGTATTTATTTGCGCTGCGCCATACCAAAGAGGAACTGATGAGCATAGTTAGTGGTAAGCATATGGATAATTATCCAGTCTCTGCACTTAGCCTAGATCAAGCAATCACAGATATGGAAGCAGATAGTGAACTACGTCAAACGGGTCTCAGCATAACTGATTTGTACGCAATCAAAGAGGCTTTAAATTTAATTGAAAAACAAAATGTCACCGAAACAACAAGCACAACAGATGGAAACGGACATCAAGAAGATGAAGTTTCAGATGGACACCTTCCGATACAGGGAGATAGCAAAGTACTCGATCAGCCTGTTAAAGAAAGAGCTACACGAAGTAGAAAAAGTAACAAGAGTAAACATGACGGAAATGATCCGTTATTGGGATGAAGTAGAAAATAATTTACCATGAAAAACTATATATTAAGAGGTCAGCGAGTTCTTTTGAGTTTGCCTGAGATTAAGAAATCTACGATTGAGGTAGATGAGAAATTGCAAAAGGAGTTGATGGAAAAGGAAATGAAGAAATGGTCAAACTTGACAGTTTTGGCTGTGGGAGACGAGGTTGTGGGAATAGAACCCGGCAATGGAGTCTATGTCAATCCCATCTTCTTGCAGAACGCAGAGAGAATAGAAATAGATGGAGCAGATCGTTTGATTGTGCGCCAGTCTGATATATCTATCGTTTGGAAATAAACAAGATTATAAATAATCACAAAAAATATGGAAACAAATACAGCAAAACAGATCATCGCTGAGGCGTTGAACATCGCAATCTCAAAAGGTTGCTTCGGATTAGTAGAAGTACAGAACATCGTTAAGGCCCTAGAGGTTATTAATCAAAACGCTGCGCTAAGCTCAGTTCCTTCGCAGATACCCGAAATTCAGTTTGAGAAAGAGGTAGATTAAATCTATCTTTGTATTGAACCCCTCTTGGGATAGTATCCCTTGATCGAAAGTCCCCACGTGCATACCGTAAGATCTGCTCGTGGGGCTTTTTCTAGAGATAATTAAATTGCGGAAAAGTTGAGCTGGTGCGCACGGGAGTCTCATAAGCTCCACTAGTTAGGTTCGATTCCTAATTCCGCAACATAGTCAGGTGGCGGAATGGTAGACGCTTTTGGATTCTCTGTCCGATACCTTTGTTAAGGCAAAAAGCTTACAGGTTCGAATCCTGTCCTGACTACAAATAACAGAGTGGCGAAATGTTAACAACCCCGTTCTAGTCGGAAAGATAATGTGGTTCGAATCCACTACGGGGTCAATGTTAGCTTGGTAAACGCTAGTGTGGAAATTGGAATTGCGGTGTGGAAGCCGTAGTTCCGCTAAGAAAGCCACATAACCATTGCAGGTTCGAATCCTGTCTCTGTTGCTAAGTGTTGTTCCCTTGAGAAAGGAAATGTTTGAGTTGAGGCTAAAGGATACTGTTTACAGTAGACGACCTACAACACTGAGGGGTTCTCTCCCTTAAATAACAGAGTGGCGGAAGGTTAGGGATCTCCCTGACGTGGTAGACGCTACGGAGTAAATCCGTAAGGGATAAATCCCAAAGGAATGAGAACACTACCGTAATCCATTAAAACGGAATGCGGTAAATAAGTCCCAAAAGTGTTCATGCAGGTTCGAATCCTGCCTCTGTTACAAAGCAAGGTACTCATTTTGAGAAGGTGAGTTTTGGGAGTTGACCGCCCATGTAAAGTATCTGCCAGGATAGGTACAAAAAATCTCCCTTGTTATTAAATAAAAAAGGGGACCTGAGCCCCCTTCTTAAATTTCGGCCTCAGTCCTCTTTTACCAAGGAAGAGGAGTAATCTCTGGGGATACAGGAGGATTCT